AAACTAAATAAACCTTGCTACAGCCTGGAGCCTGGAACCTTAACCGGTACCGGGCTCTTTTTGTGTGCATACTGTGGGCTAAATGTGAATAAAGTGTAAATTTTTAAGGGTGTCAAGTAAAAATACTTGACAAAGTGTCAGTAAACTAGTATACTATGTTACAAGTAATACGGTTTACTAATAAACAAGTTTACTAATAAATCTAAGAGAGGAGGAAAGCGTAAAGTATGGACTTGTTAAAAAGGATTTTTAAGAAAAACGCAAACAGTACAAAGGTAGAGCGCGTAGAGCTTACCGGCTACAATGCGACTTTTACAGCCTGGAGCGGCGACGCTTACGCAAACGACATTTACCGCGAGGGCGTGGACGCTATAGCGCGTAACGTCGGAAAGCTTAAGGGCTCGCACGTTATCACGTTCGCAGACCATAGCAGAGCCGAGGGCAAATGCAATATAAATAGATTGCTACAAGTAGAGCCTAACGAGTTTATGAGCGCCTACGATATGCTCTATAAGCTTACTACTCATTATTACCTTTACAATAATGCTTTCGCATATTTGCAAAGAGATAATAAGGGCACCGTAACGGCTATTTATCCGGTACGCGTAACGCAAGCCGACTTTTTAGCCGATCCGACCGGTAGGCTTTTTGTAAAGTTCGTTTTTCCTAAAGGCAATAGCTATTTGTTACCTTATAGCGACGTTATCCACCTTAGACGACATTACAACAGTAACGACCTTTTAGGCGATAATAACGACGCGATAAACCCGGCTTTAGAGCTCGCACATACTCAAAACGAGGGTATCGTAAACGGTATTAAAACCGGCGTAACCTTGCGCGGTATTTTGCATTTTACGCAGATTTTAGCGCCGGAAGTCCTGGAGGAAAACAAAAAGCGCTTTATGGCGGACTACTTAACCCTTGAAAATTCCGGGGGCGTGGTAGCAACCGACCAACAAACAGAATATACACCGATTGAAAGCAAGCCGGTAATTATCGACGCCGCACAAATGGCGGAGACTAAGAGCAAAATTTATAACTACTTAGGTATTAGCGAGCCTATCGTTAATAGTAGCTATAACGACGACCAATGGGCGGCTTTTTATGAAAGTGTTATAGAGCCGTTCGCTTTACAGCTTGGGCTAGAGTTTACACGTAAGTTATTTAGCCCTAGAGAAAAAGCTTTCGGTAATTCGATTTTGTTTGAGAGTGGGCGCCTACAGTTTATTAGCAATCAAAACAAAATTAGCTTGCTAAAAGAAATTATGCCTATGGGCTTACTTACCGTAAACCAGGCGCTAGAAATTCTTAACTTGCCTAGCGTTCCGGACGGAGAGCGCCGTATACAATCGCTTAACTACGTAGACCAGGCACACGCGGCAGACTATCAGCTTAAGAAAGCCGGAGCGGATCCCACAGAGAAAGAGGGAGAGGAGGCGACAGAATGAAAGAGTTAAGAGTAGCTAAATTAAGTACAGAAACGAGAGCCGAGGGCGCGGCAGAGCCTAAAGCCTTAGTTTTAACCGGTACGCCTATCGTATTCGATACGCCTACCACAATTAACGACCCTTTTATGGGTAGCTACACCGAGGTTATTAAGCGCGGAGCGTTAGACGGCGTAGACCTTAACGACACGAGGCTATTATATAACCACGACGTGGCAAAAGTGCCACTAGCTCGAGCACCTAAAACAATGAGCTTAACCGTAACCGATAAGGGCGTAGAAATGCGCGCGGTATTGGCAGATACCGAGGACGCAAAAGCAGTTTATACGGCAGTAGAACGCGGCGACCTGGACGGTATGAGCTTTGGCTTTAAGGTACCGGAGGGCGGCGACACTTACGACCGAGAAACCAACACGCGTACTATTAACCGTATTGAAAAAATTTACGAGGTAAGCGTAGTAGCTTTCCCGGCTTACGCTAGTACAAGCGTAGAAGCTAGAGCGGCTATGCAGAGCTTAGCCGACGGTAAGCGCGACAACGTGCTTATTACACTTAATAAAATTTTGTATAAAGGAGATTGTTAAATTATGAAATTTAAGACTATCGCAGAAGCTTATAACTTCTATAAGACTAAGACAGCCGCAGAAATCGAACAGAGAGCGGCAGAAATCAAAAATATTATTGCTACAGACGCTAAGGCAGACGTAGAAGCGCTTAATATCGAAAGCCAGGGAATGAACCAGGCTATGGCAGAAATTAGAGCGGCAGAGGGCGCCCAGGGTGTAGAGTTTAGAGGCTTTAACTTCCTGGAGGGTGCAAACTTTGAAACTCGCGGCTCTTATGAAGCTACAGAGGGCGACGTATTCGCAAGCGCAGAATATAGAAGCGCTTTCTATAAGTCTCTTATGGGTCAGACTTTGACAGCTAAGGAAAAGGCGGCTTTTGAGAGAGCCCAGGCTATCACAAAGGCAGAAAACAGAGCTAGCGCTTTTAATACCGTTACCGAAAGCGCGGCGGTAATTCCTACTAACACTTTAAACGAAGTAGTTAAGAAAGCTCGCACTATGGGCGGCTTAATTGCTCACGTTAGAGCGTTTGCAATGCCTAGCAAGATTGCTATTCCGGTAGGTACTCCAGGCTCTAAGGCGGCTTGGCACGTAGAGGGCGCTAACGTCGATACAGAGAAAAACGTACCGACTAGCGTTACTTTCAACGGCTACGAGATTATTAAAATCTTCTCTATTTCCGCGGCTACTAAGACTATGAGCGTTGACGCGTTCGAGGGCTATTTAGTAGAGGAGCTTAGCGCTTGCGTTATGGAATGTATCGCGGACGCTCTTGTTAATGGCTCCGGATCTAACCAGGGTACCGGCTTAATGAGCGGTATTACTTGGGTAGATGATACTAACGCCGTTAAGGTTGCTAAGGGTACAGCTATCGCTTATGCGGACGTTGTAAAAACTGTAGCAACGCTTAAGAGAGGCTACGGCGCCGGCGCTAAGTGGGCTATGAATAACGCTACACTCTATAAGACTTTCTACGGTATGGTAGACGGTAACAAGAGACCTATCTTTATTGCAGACGCCCAGGGCGACACTATCGGCAAAATTTTAGGCTTTGAGGTTATCGTAGACGACAATATCGCGGACGACGTTGTTATCTTTGGTAACTACCACTATATGGGCTACAATATGCCTAACGGTATCGTTATCGAGACTAGCCGCGAAAGCTCTTTCAAGTCCGGACTTATCGACTATAGAGCGCTTGCTATTGCAGACTGTAAGCCTATCGTTTCCGAGGCTTTCGTTAAGCTTTACGTAGCAACAGCGTAAGCTAAAGGAGGGCGCGGCTTATGATTATGACAATCGAAGAAGCGCGCGACACTTTGAGGGTAGACGGCTCGAGCAATGACGCTATTATTACGCCGTTGCTCGAAGCTATCCCGGCTTATCTTGTTACTTTAGTAGGCGGCAAGGTTGATATTACCGGAGCGGATCCGCTTGTTAAGACCCTCGCAAATTTCGTTTTGCAACTGTGGTATAACCCGGACGGTACCGACAGCGACCGCCTACAGAAAGTAATTGATAGCTTAGCAAAGACTATTAAAGCGCGAGAAACGTATTTAACCAATTTAGAAAACAGTTAAGAGAGGAGGGCGCTATATATGGCTTTTAAGGAGCAAGTACAGTTTTACCGGTCGAAAGCCTGGAAGCAGACGCAAGCCGCGTTTATGGCTAGTAAAAATTATATGTGCGAGAGGTGCGACCAACCGGCGACAATAGTACACCATAAAACCTATATAACGCCCTCCAATATTAACGACCCTAATATAACCCTATCGTGGGATAATCTCGAGGCGCTATGCCACGATTGCCACAACAAAGAGCACTTTAGAGAAGCGGCTACAATGCCGGGCTTAGTGTTCGATAGTAACGGCAACTTAATAAAGCGATAGGCTATAGTATTAAGAGCTTGTTATAGCTAGAGCGGAGCGTAGAGAATAGACAGCGAAAGCGGACGCGCTCCAACTGTGGGCTTATCCTTAAAGCCTATAATATCTACGCTAAGGGGTGGGCTTAGCATAAGCTCGAAGCCTGGGAAGTACAACCGGGCAGAGGGTAAAGCTTATAAGGTTCTTTTATTTCCTCTCTCATTTTCTTATTCATTCCTTATAAGTTAGCAAGCTCTTAATAGTATAGCCTACGAGCTCGTTAAAGCCTCGTACAGCCGTTTAGACGTTAAAGGTATATAAAACTACCTACAGCGTTTAAAAGTGGCTCTACGGGGCTTTTATTCGTTTATATGGTACTTATACGCCCCCCTTGCCTTAATAATTCTAGGCAAAAGGGGAAACGGTATGCGGGGTTTTCTTTTCCCCTCCGGGGTTTTTCACGTAAGGGGGGAGGGTTTACCGGTAACATAATTTACCAATAAACAAACGTACGAAATTACTTTATTATTTATAAATTTGTAAGGGAGGTAGGAAACTATGAGCGGCGAGTATCGCACTATAAAAGACCTTTTAAAACTTATACCGGACGAAAAGCAACCGATAGCTAAGAAGCTCGTAACCGAATTAAATTTTATGAGTAAGACGCTAGCAAGCTTGCGCAAAATGGTAAACGAGCAAGGCGCTATAGAGCTTTTCGAGAACGGTAAACAGAAAATGCTAAGAGAGAGCCCGGCGCTTAAGTCCTATAATACGACGATACAGCGCTACAGCTTATTATATAAGCAACTTTGCGACCTCTTACCGAAAGACGTAGAAAAACCGACGGAGGAGGTAAACCCGATTTATGACTTTATTAGAGGAGAATAGAAACTATATACTTGAATACCTGGAGGAGATCCGGAGCGGTCGCGCTATCGTTAGTAAGAAAGTACGCACTATTTACGAACGACTAGCCCAGGAAATCGAGAGCCCTAAAGCTCCGTACGTGTTCGACGTAAAGCGCGCTACTAAGCCTATACGATTTATAGAGCGCTTTTGTAAGCACAGTAAGGGGGAATGGGCGGGGCGACCGGTAAAGCTCGAGCTTTTCCAAAAAGCCTATATAAGCGCCTTGTTTGGTTTTATCGACGAAAACACCGGCTACCGTCGATATACCGAAAGCTTTTTTATGGTGGCGCGTAAAAATGGTAAATCTACAATGCTAGCCGGTATAGCTCTATATTTGCTAGTAGCAGACCAGGAGCCGGGCGCGGAGCTCTACACCGTGGCTACAAAGAAAGACCAGGCTAAAATTATTTTTGACGAAGTACAAAATATGGTTAATCAAAGCCCACAGCTTAAGGCAATACTTAAGAAGCGTAAGAGCGATTTAT